TACCCGCGTGACGGCGAGGAATACTCCTACTACATCGGGTGGGACCCTGCAATCAGCGCCAACCGCAAAGCGGACTACACCTGTATGATGGTCATTGCGATGGATGAACACCGGCATAAGCACATTGTCCACGTCCACCACGAGAAGGGAATGGACTTCAACGCTCAGATCGATAAGGTCATTGAACTCAATGCCCGCTTCAACCCAACCATCATCGAACTTGAGACGAACAATTTCGCAATGGCCTTCAATCAGGTTCTCAGCGAAATCAGCGACCTGCCTATCAAGCCATTCAACATGAGTCGCATGAAGAAGGAGGCGCTCATCCACACCCTGCAATTGCACTTTGAGCAGGGGCACCTCGTCATCCCCTACAAGGACGAGGGGGCTACACACCGTCACATGAACGGTTTGATCAGCGAACTCTCGACGTTCACAATGCTCGACAATGGAAGAATGGAGTCTCTCGGAGGCCATGACGATATGGTTATGGCCCTTGCGCTCTCAGTTCAGGCTACCAAGGAGTTCCGAGACAGCATTGTGATTCTCGACGCATCAACATGGCAGAAGAGGTTGGGGTGGGCAGATGCGTGATGTTCTCGTGGCTATTCCCGGCGTGAACTCGTGGGGCGACGTTCTTCTCAAGGTCATGCCGCAAGTCGAACAGGAGATTGAGCGGAAGCAAAAGGAACTCCTTGACCTCCAACAGCGAGCAGGAAAAGAAGCGGAGCAAGAAGCGGAGCAACAGCAGGTGGAACGGCAGAAGCCCGGCTCTCCCCGTGAAGGGGCAAACACACGGGGGATGGATAGTCCGGAAAGCGACACCAACCCCGCAGACCAACCCGGTTCTGAATTGCCTTCGGTGCCCATCACTCGCTCGTGGTTTTCCGAGAACTTCGGAATGACTTCTGATGAGGTCGTGGACATTTTCGTCAAGGCCGAGCGTCAGGACCTTATCGAGACGATCACGCCATTGATTCACGCGGAACGTATGGCTGTTCTATCATCTTTCGTCGGCGTGGACCCTGCTCTCGTGAAGTCGTTGCCCCTGACGGATGAGGACTACCGCGCATTGAATCAACATAAGGAGCGATTCGACATTTCATTCCGCCGCTTCGTCAAGGCTTGGACCTCATCCGATGATGAAGGAAAAAACGACGCATATGACGATTGGCGGGCACGAGTCAGCAAGTCCGAGCGGCTTTCTGTCCGAGAGCGCAACATCATGGAGCAGTCTCACGCCCTGCTCAAAGCACAGGGGATGATGGATGCACGAGCAATCGTTTCTCGCGGCATCCCCGCTTCCTCAAGTGAAATTTCCTCATTGTTCAAATCACACGGGTTCCTGTTCGGGATCGAGGTCGTGGGTCGTGGGTCCAAATCAACCGACCGTGCTTCCTACTATGACCTCGCGGACCGCGGCGATGCCGTCATCAAGAATGCGGGCGAACTGCTTGCAGGCCTATGGGAGGTTGGCGGCAAGGTCGAAACAGACAGCCGCGGCACGCCCCGGCTCGTTCTTCCTTTCTCATCAGACAATGCAGCAACATACGCCGAGTGTCTTAAGGCTGAAATGGGTGTGAGGGGTGTTAGGGCTGAGGGTGCTGCATTGGTCATTGAGGGGGAAACGGCTGTCTCAAAGGCAGCGGAGGAGGCTGTGCCGTGGCTCTCGCAGCAAAACCGATTCTTGGCCCTCGTCACGAAGGCCGCTATCGAGGGTGATGACCGAGCCATTCGGTTGTTCTCCTACGAAACGTGTTCGCCGGAAAAGAGAGTGAAATTGCTTAAGCGGTGGAAAATTGATGAGGACGGCCTTCGTGCGGGATTTGAGGAGGCGTTGAAGAATGGCGAAGCGTCGAATTGAGCGTCTCTTTTCCTCTCTTGGAATGGACATGGAGCGTCATTCGACGCCTATGCCCACCATGCCCCTGTTTCAGTCGGGTATTCAAGAGCCCGCCCTTCTTCAGGGAATCACCATCCCCGCCCTTTATGCGGCGGCGTATGAGTGCCTCGTGCTTCGTTCGATCCTGAACCACCTAAACGTCGAGACGTTCCGAAAGGGATGGGGGTGGAAGCCTAAGTTCGTGTCGAAGTGCATTGAGTGTGACGACGAATATCAGCAACAGGTGGACCAATGCTTATCCTGTGGAGGAGAAACGAGGAAGGCCGACCGCGGACAAATTGAATATGCCGACGAACTCCTCAATGCTCGCAACGGGATGGGGCAAGACTTCATCGAAATCCTCCGTGAAATCGAAATGGACCTCGACATTGTGGACGACGCCTACATTGTCCTGACCAAGGAATACTACATCGACCCCAAGACTCAGAAGCCCGCGTTCTTCCGAATCAAGGAGATTAGCCGTGCGGACCCTATCTTCATGCGAATCCTCGCGGACAAGCGCGGTGTGCGCGGCGGTTCGCAATACACGAGCCTCGTGGACCGCTCGTTCCGAACTTCGGACAAAGATGCAAAGTGCCCGAAAACCGGCATGGCTGTTGTCCCGATTCACTACATGAACCTCGCAGGTGTCGGCAAGGGTCAGGTCTATACCGACGGTGAAGTCATTCATCTCAGCAAGTGGTCGCCTTCCAAACTGTATGGCCGTTCTCCCGTAGCGACCATGTGGCGTCAGGTCAATACCCTGATCGCAATGGACAATTACGTCTATTCGGCCTACCAAAAGAAGCGTATGCCGCGTGGCGTCATGGTCATCAAGTCGTCAAACATGGAGACGGTCGAGCGCACGGCCCGCAACATTCAGGAACACCTTGAGCGTGACCCGAACTACATTCCCACCATTGGCGTTGAAACGGAGTCCGGGCGTGGCGGTATCGAATACGTTCGCATGATGGACACTTTGGAAGAACTCCAATACATCCCCATGAAGGACGATATCCGGCAACGTATCAGCGCGTTTTACGGTGTGTCGAACGTGTTCATGAATGACGTCAGCGGTGGTGGCTTGAACAACGAGGGAATGCAGATCGTCGTCAGCAATCGTTCTATCGCTATGGCTCAATCTGTGTTCAACCGCGTGTGCTTCCCGCAACTGTTGGGTGCTTTCGATGTTGATGAATGGGAACTCACCTTGACCCCGCACGAGGAGGAAGACGAAATCATGCACATGAGGCGTGATGAGATGGCGATTCGCAACATGATTCAGATGAAGCAGGCGGGCTTTGAGGCGAACCTGCGCGACCGTGTGGACGACACGGTGTTGCACTTCGACTACCGACAGCCCTCGGAGGAGGAGATTATGGCTCAACAGCAGCAAGCCGCAGCCGCCCAACAGCAGGCACAGGGAGGCGGGGGCGCTCCAATGCAAAAGAGCGAGCGGGACCTCCGCCAAAGTCGAGGGTCCATGCCGCTTCCTGATTCTCTCGCCGCTGTAAGCGGAACTGACTTGCCTCCTCTCCGGACCGTAAGCGACAACACAGACGGAAAGCGCAGCGCCGGTCAGTCTCCACAGATGGTCCGTCGCAATGAGGGCGACCCTACCGGCGGCAAGAAAACAGACAAGCGTAGCATGGACTCTCCCGCTGTTGAAGCGGCAAACCGCAAGGTGGACGCGACTCTTCGGCGTCTCGGACTATCCGAGGGGGAGAGTTCTTAACCGAATCAGACATGGGAATAGGTGAGTCAGATGCCCGATTTCGACATCCTTCAGAAGATGGACCCGATGGCGCGACGTGCTTTGGCCTCCCTTGAGGCAATGCAAGCCGCGATCAAAACGAACGACCCCGCCATGATTGGGAAGCACCTTGAGGCTGCTGAAAATGCAATTGGGCACCTCAAGAGCGATCTCGAACTCCACGACTCGCTGACGAAGGCTGTCGCCTCTAACAGCGCCGCTGACCGCTTCGTCGGCGTAATCCCTCAATACGACAACACCGCCTCCGATTACAAGGGGACTGAAGGTGCTGTCGCCCTCGGAGTCAGCCGTGTTGGCCGCGACTCCGGATACTTCACGCCGCATCGGGTGGTCTGAGGATGGCTTGGGTGTCCGAACGCGGGACTCTCGCAGACCGTCTGCGAGCCCTTGAACTTCGGGACACCATGATTTCCAAGCAGGACCCGACCACCGCAGTCAGCACCGCGCCGGTTGCTCAACTGTTCAATGATGTGGACCGGGGCATTTCAGACCTGATGACTTCAATGAACAGCCTCACCCACCTTCTCGATGACCAACGTGCTGCCGGAATCGAAGCACAGGTTTTGGCTATGCTTCAAATGGACATGAAGCAACTTGAGATGGCTGTTCTCGCCCTCAAGCAACCTCTCGCCATGATCAAGGCAAAGCACGCATCTGTTGTGCAGATGCAGCCAATGGCTCCCGTCGGGGGTCCTGATGCTATGATGGGGATGGGGCCTGACCCCATGATGGCGGCAAGCGCACAGCAGGCTCCCATGAATATGCCCTCGGGGCCCGCACCCGGAGGTATGTGAATTGACCGAAGAAGGACACATTGAACTCCTGAAGGAAGTCGTCGCTGAAATGCGAACCTTGCGCGAGCGCATCAATTCCTTGGAGCAGGAGAACAGCGACCTTCAGAAGGCAATGCTCAACCCCGAGGCGTTGATGCGAAAGGCAGGATTCCAAAAATTCACCACGCCTCATGCCGCCGAAACATTCGACCCGCTAAACCGAAGCCCTCCTTCTGATTCTCAGATCGACAGCCCGTTCTCCGGCAGCGGAGATGTATTCCTTAAGAGCCGATATGACCAACTCGCTGAGTGGGAAGCGGCTGAAAAGGAGGTGCGTTCATAATGCCGCAATGGTTTGACCCGCTGAAAGAGACACCTGAAGGCCGTCTGTTGAAGCAGGTCCGTGGCCTGATGGAGTCTCTCGGTATTGAGAAAGGACTTGACCCTGCGCGGTCGCGCAGAATCAAGTCCTCATTGGACGATGAAAAGAGAGGCCTCGCTGCAATGACTGAGCCCCGCGACAAGGTGACTCGCGGTGACGTTATCGCCGCCGCAAAAAAGAACGAGGGGAAGGGCACTTCCGGCGACAAGGCGGGCGGCTGCATGAAGGGAATGTGCATGAAGGGGCGCGATTGCCCCACCTGCAACCCCAAGAAGCAACTCAAGAAGTTCGATGCTTCCGACAATTGCGTGACCTGTGGAGCCAACCCCCACGAGGAATGCCGAATGCCCGGTGTCGATCATCAGGCCATCAACTGCAAACTCAACCCTGTTTCCTACGACAGTCGCTTTGACGATAGGCGCGAAGAAAACCTTGCAGAACACATCGATGAAGGACACGGCATGAGGAGGGACCCCGACCAACCGATGCCGATGATCCTGCGCGGTGAGAAGGAGCAGTTCAATTGCGACCGTTGTGGAAAGACAGACCCAAGCGGTGTTGGGAAGCACGGCTATTGTTCCGAGTGTGCCCGCGAAGGCATGGCGGGGAAAGGGGTGAAGAAGTCTGAAGTCGAGTCTGCAATGCAGAACGGCGTCCCACAATACCTCGACATTGCCGGTGGAGAGCCTGCACGCGCGACGTCCTACACCACCAATCAACGCTACATTGCTGTTGAAGACGGACCAAAGGCCACCTCGATTTCCGAGGTGTTCAAGATGCCTTCCGTTTCTCAGACGGGATACGGCCCGACCGGCTCCACCCTGCATATGCACATCAACGATGGAGGCAACAGCGGCAACCTGCCGAACCGCGCTCCCATCGAGGAATCGCTTGCCGACCTGAAGAAGGGCCTGACTTACGGTCAGGAAGGAGTCGTGGCGGAGATCGTGGACCTGCTTGAGCAGGTGTATTCCCGCCTGTGAGGTGGGAGTATGACTGAGGGCGAACTCAACCGGCTGCGGACAGACGCGGTCATCGCCCTTCTCAATGATTCTGACTATGATTTTGGTCCATACCTCGACCTCGCTAAATCCTCGGAACTCGCCATCGACGCGGCGCTCCCTGCTTTGATGCAGGCACCTGTCGATCAGCCATATCGAATGCGCGACCTGAACTCGCCGCTTCCAATGACCGTCATCAGTAGCAATCTTTTGGCGGGGCACCCGAAGGTGTCCACTTCACCGGCTGAAGATTGGCCGATGGCCGATGAAGAAAACCCGTATGGTGAGCATCACCCTCTTTCGATGAAGTCAGGCTGCTGCCCCCTGTTGCACGGCGGACAACACGGAGAGCCCGAATACGCTCATCACATCATCTCCACAATTCCGATGCTCAAGCAAATGAAGAACGATGAAGTCGGCATTTCTCAGTCCCTCGATAAGGAGAGGTATGGTCATCCTATCGAACATATGCACGACCTGTTCCAACGCAACCGTGCCGAGGACGCCTTTATGGATGAAGGAGAATGGACCGAACGAAAGCGTTCGGAATTGATGAACTCCTTCGGTATGGTGCCTTACCTGTTCGGACTTGAGTGGAACCGGCCTGAGCAACGTGAGGCTTTCGTGGACCTGTTGGCCCAAGCAAACGCAGCAACAGATGACTCCGCACGAAAGGTTGTGCTGAACAAGATGCAGGAGAAGGCGGGCATCTCGTGGGGTCGCGCCAAGCGTTCATGGATGGCCCGTTTCACCCCGATGGCGGAATGGTGGATGAGGCCTGCTGACCGTCACGGTGTTGTTTCGCACGCGGGACTCAGCGACCATGATGACCATTACCACGGCCCGTGGACGCAGGGCGGCGAACCGTCGATGAACCATCATTGGTGGGAGCCGTTCCTACATTGGGGTGGGGTCGGTCGCAACGCTGACTCATTGGCGGGAATCCTCCAACAGTCCTACCCTGAACTATTTCCTGAGATGGGATGGGCTCAGAACAGTCTCATCTCTCCTGTGATTGAGGGGCTCGCCGCTACGTCGTCCCATTCCTCTCACTTCCCCGCGCTCGCAAACTCAAACATGGAAAGTGTCGATCCGATGACGGCTCAAGCCGTTCACGGCGGAATGCCTGACGACTTCACCCGTCGAAGGGGCAATTGGAGCGCGGTTTCCAATCATGCTCATCTGTATGCAAACGAAGTGAAAGGCATTGCACATGGTCGAATGGAGGTTCCATCCGATGCGTTGCTGATGACCTCCCTTGGGACCGCCATGATGGGACATACCGACGTTGGCCGACCACGACAGGGAATCTTCCGTGAAGACCACCCCACCTCGACGGCGGGCTATTGGATGACTCACAACCCACACTTTCAGACCGTGGACCGTCACCTCGGGGACATGATTTCCAACACCACACAACAGGTCTTGGAAAAGTTCGGCCCTGAAGTCCTCACCGGCACGGACCCGCAGTCGAACCTCGTTGCTCGCGGAAACCTGCAACAGATCGCAGCGGCCGTCAATCACGCAGCGATGCGGACGCCTATGGGCCCGAAATACAAGGTCATGGGCGGTATGCGGATGGGCGACCTTGGGCCGGTGAACCCTGCTTCACACGCAACCATGCCTCCGATTTACGTTGCAGGAAACAACGACGTTTGGGGTCATGATATGCCCGCAACGCTCGCATGGCGTTTTGACCCGAACGAAGGACTTCGCTTCGACGTCAAGGACACGCCGTTCACCACCTTGCAGCGAACGATGCACAAGGGCCACATCCCTCTTCCGTCGATGCTCGACGTCGAACTACCTCCAAAGACCCGTGACGTCTATGCGATGAGCGCGGTCAATCCGCAGGGTCTTTCTCATCTCGTTTCAGGCGATCTTCAGAAGTCGGACTATGAGCCAACAGGCGTCTTCAAGACCATGATTGAGCCTGCTCATACCCTGTATGACCTTGATGACCTCGACACGCTGAAGGGGTTTAGCGGAGATTGGGTCGTTCAACAGGTTCCGCCCGGAAAGCGAATGCTCGTGGTCAAGAAGGGAAACCGCATCACGCCCGCAAATCTGCATGAAAAGGTCAAGGATGACTTGAAGAAATTGAGCGGCGATTGCACGTTTGACTCCTATGTGGACGGAAAGACGTTGAAGGCCATTGACCTCCTCGTCCACAAAGGCACCGACCTTCACATGGAGCCATTGGAAGACCGCATCAATGCGTTGCGGACACTTTACGACAGCACCGAACACGTCCACTTCCCGAGCCCGGCGAACTGCAATTCGTCTGATATGGACGGTTTGGTCAAGACGGCCAACACAATGCGTGATGGTGAACTCTTGATCAGGGATGCAAAATCGACGTTTATGAAAGGGCGCGAGGTTCACCCAAAGTGGATTCGGCTTGTGGAGAAAGACTCCCTGAAGAAGTTCGTGCCCACGCTTCCTCAAGTGGTGGTTCGTGGTGGACGTCTCGAATTGCATTACCCCGAGATCGTGGACCCCGTGGTCGTTAAGGGAGAAATGCAACCCGAAGGATTCGTCCTTTCTGCCTATGAGGGCCCGGTCACGCTCGTCAAGCACGCTCGTCGTCAGCAGGAACTTTGGGGGCCGCTTGCAGTCTCTCTCCTCAAGGAAGGGGGAGCGGGGGGCGGCGGTGGTGCAGCAGCGTCAGGGGGCGGAACGGTGACGTCTTCGACTCCGGGGACGCATTCTCCATTGCATTCTGCACGTCGTCGTCGTCGTCCACGCAAGCACTTGACTCGAAAGTCTGCTGTATTGCGGGCTCCTGCGATTTCCGGAGATGACGGCAAGCCGCAAGAGGTTGAGCAAATCATGTCTCACGTCCGTCGATACATCATCAACCAAGACGAGTCGAAGACCGCTGAGGAATTGTGTGAGGAGTTCGATGACCTCACGCCGAAGATGTTGGAGATGTATGGTCCTGAATACGGCGTCGAATCAAAGGACGGCAAGTGGACCGTGAACGAAGCCATTGATGACGACATCGTGGAGCGTTTCATCTATCCGCGCATGAACGGAGCGTCTCCTGATGGTGGCGCGTGGTCAGGTATGCAGGCCGACCTGACCGCCCCCCGTGGGCCAACTGAATTAACCGAAGAGTCCGGCACGACGTTTGCAGATGGTCGAGACGTTGATGATGAGGATGAGCCAATGGATGCTCCTTCCCTGAATGTTCGTGTTGATAGAGGCTTAATGGGTGATGAGGCCACGCTTGAGGTTGAAGGGAGCAGGGCGATCCTGCGTTTCCCTGCCCGAACAGCGGAGGACGAGGCTGATGAGCAAGAAGTCGAGCAAGCAAACCGAAGCGAAGCCGAGCAGCGCGTTGCCTGAATGCTCGGTTTGCGGTTCTGAAGTGGACGTTGATGCTGAAGGCGGGACCATTGGTTTCATCGGCATCATTGAATTGAACCTATGCGTATGGTGCTATTCGGGCATCATGGACATGGCGAGACAGCAATTGCTCGAAGAATGCGAAGACTGCGGCGGTGTTATGCCCGAGGAACCGCTGTGTTCGTGCTAATTGGCGAACCGAAACTCTTCATATACCATTACACGGAATCATCCAAAACATGACGGACGCGGCAATGGCGGGATTCTCCGCTGTCGGGTCTGATTTCATCCTAAAGGCTGCCGACTCCGGGGACCTTTTCGTTGCGGGCTATGCGTCCGTGGACATGGTGGACAAGCAAGGCGACCGCATCCCTGCGAGTGCCCTGAAGAAGGCCTTCGGGAAGTTCATGGCGAACAAGGCCTTCCGCAACGTCCAACTCGCCCACAGCGGCATTCAAGTGGGCGAAGTGGTGGACACCTACGCCGATTCGCAGGGGCGAGTTTGGAAGTCCGAAGTGGACAACCACGGCCTCTTCGTCGTCTGCCGTATCCGCGACGACATCCAAAAGGCCCGTGAGGTGCAGAAGCAGATTCGTGATGGCGACCTGCGGGCCTTCTCCATTGGTGGTCAGGCGCTCTTCCGCGTCACCAAGACCACCCCCGAGTGGGGCACCCACCGGGAAATCACCGACCTTGAACTCCACGAGATTACGCTGTGCAAGAAGGGCATTAACCCTGAAGCAGGCTACACGATCTTGAAGATGGAGAACCCAACAGACAATGAGGGACTGAACATGAGCAACGCAGAAACGCTGACTGAAATCAAAGAGGGCCTTACCCGTGTCCTGAGCCATCTCGGCTCCGCGGACATCTCCAAGGCCGACGACAAGGCCATGAAGGACGAAAAGGGTGCTTACATGGAAGACGCGGAAGAAGAGGAAATGGCGAAGAAGTCCGAAGACTCCGCTCTCGCTTACATCGACACCTTGGAGAAGTTCGCTCACGAAGCGGGAGTCAACCTTGACGCCCTCCGTGGTCACTTCGGCCTTGAGAAGGCCTACCTCCAAGAGGGCTCCGGTGGATACAGCCACCGCGGCCAAGGCGATGAGATCGGCTCCGGTGAAGGCGCGACTGAGCCCACCTACCCCGCCCTCCCCGCCCCAAGCGGCAATCAAAACGTCATCAAGGGACCCGGCGTGGCCCCGATGCGGATGAAGGGCCCCTCCGGCAACCAAAATGTCGTGAAGGCCGACGACCTCACCCCCGAGTCGATGGAGCGCGGCTACCGCGCCTACGCGGCCATCCGTGACGAGCAGGCCCTCAAGGGCATGGTTCAGAAGGAATGGGAGTCTCGCTACTCCGCTGAGACGGAGCAGGCGCTCGCCCTCCGCAAGCAGAACGACTTCGGCGGTCAGATTGAGGCCCTCCGCAGCGAGATCGCCTCCCTCCGCATGGAAAACTCGGACCTCCAAAAGTCCGCCACCCCCTCCCCTACGCAGTCGAGCGTGCGCGTCCCATCGAACGAGGAGTTCGCGGACATGGGCACCGGCCTCGACGCATGGAAGGCTACTGAAGCCCTCGCGCGTCGTGCGCTGCGTGGAGAGTGAACTGAAACACAGGACGTGAAGACATGGGAAGCACCGGATACATCAGGACAATCGAAGACATGGAGCGCCTCTTTTACGGCGCAGGCGCGGGAGCGAACGCATGGGCTTACAGCGGAACCGATCTGCTGAAGGCTGATTCGCCCCTCGTCAGCAGCACGGCAGGCACCTATCAGGCCATCTTTGGCCGAAAGGTGTGGAGCCAACTCAACCAAGAGTTCAACGCCTTCTCAATCCTCCCCAAGAAGCCTTGGGAGAAGAGCGGATGGCGTGTCGTCACGGACAAGCCCTCGTTCACCAAGGGCGGCGGCTTGCCTGAGAACGGCACCCTCCCCGAGACGACCAAGCCCTCCTTCGAGCAGGTCAGCACCAAGCCGAAGACTGTGGCTCACACCTTCGACCTCTCCGAGACGGCCATGTTCCTTGCGGACAAGGACGACGGCCTCGGTGACGCTCGCGCTGTGATCAAGATGGAAATGGCGAAGCACCACGCGGAACACATCAACCGAATGCTCCTCGAAGACGTGGACACCGTTGCAGGCAACGGATTCGAGTCCATCGACCGTGCGACCTCCTCGGCCTTCGTGGAGACTGCCTCTTCCTTCGTGGACAGCATCGCTGACCACAACCAATACAGCATCACCCGGTCCACGGGCAGCACGCGCCAATGGTATGACTCCAACGTCGATGCCGGGGCCTCCGCCGCCAACCGCTCGCTGACGCTGAACATCATTGACGGAATGTTCCGCTCCATTTGGGAGCGCGGTGGTCAGCCCAAGGTCATTCTGACGGGCTACGACACGCTCGAAAAGATGCAGGCCCTCCTCCAACCACAACAGCGTTTCACCGAGATGAAGCGCGTTGTCCCCGGCGTGAACGGCGTCAAGGGTGTCCCCGGTGTTGAAGCCGGGTTCATCGTGGCGACCTACAACGGCATTCCGATCATCCCGTCCAAGGACGTCGATGACGAGTCCGGTGGCGCAATGAGCCGAATGTATTTCGTGGACACGGACTACATTTACTTCTGCACCGCCAAGCCAACGCTTTACCACGAGTCGGGCATTGAGACGGGCGACCCCTTCGGCATCAACCGCTTGGGTCAGATGGGTCTGTTCCACACGATGGGCGACCTTTGGCAACTCTTCTATGGGGCACACGGCAAGGTGCGCGACATCACCGCCTGAGGTCCCAAGGAGAACTGAGAAACAGGAGTGACCAAACATGACAAACGTGAACATCACAGAAGCAGACAGCAGCGTTGTCCTCGACCTACGGATGTGGGCCGGGGCTGACCCCGAATCAACCGCATGGCTTCAGTCCCCCATCGGCTCCAACGCCGCTGCGGGTGCCCTGAACCTGCTCGTTGTGGACATCAAGATCACCTCGGCAAGTGCCGCGACCACCTTCGACCTGACCGACACCGGCATTGCGGGCGTCGATGGGGCCGAGATCGTCTCGGTCCTTGGCCTCCACAACAACTCGGGTGCCTTTGAAATCCCCGCGGACATCCGAACCACGGGCGCAACCGTCCTCTTCACGTCCCCCTCGGGCACGAACACGGACATCATGCGCCTTTCGGTCCTTTACCGCTGAGGTGGTCCCCCTTGGGACTGACTCTCACCTTCAATGGATGGCGACCCTACACCGAGGTCCGTTGGGACGGTGTTGGCTACGGCTTCGCTCGTGGTCAAACCCGTGACGACGTTCCCGAGGAGTTCATCCGCATGAAGATCATGCCCGGCATTGAGAACGGAATGACGATTTGGAGCGTCGGCGGCCTGACCGAAGAGGAGCAGGTCGCTGAAGAGAAGGTCACGGCAATGAAAGCCGTGGTCGAAGAGTCCATCGCCGTCGAAGCCGTGGTCGAAGAAGCAGAAGCAGTCGATTACGCCTCCATGACTCGTGCGACCTTGATGAAGACGGCCAAGGAAGAAGGCCACGAAGTCAAGACCACCATGAAGAAGGCCGACCTGCTCGAACTTCTGAGTGGTGAGTGACGTGGTGGACAATCCGACGAGCATCTTTGACGGCGAAGGCCGTTATGCTTCTCGGACCCGTGCGAACCGCGAAGTCGTGGTCTTCACCACCGCTGACCTTCGTTCGGACGCCTCAAACAACACGGCTTCCAAGACCATTACGGTCAATGGAAAGGTGACTTCTATGATCATCGATCCAAGCCGCGTCAAGTCCACGTCCACTACCGCCACGAGCGGCTCCATTGAGTTCCGTATGGACATTGAAGACTCCGGGGGCAATGGCTACCTGTGCTTTGACCAAATCGCCGCTCTTGACTACCGGACTGCGAGCAACACACCCCTCCGCTTTGAGGTGTCTCCGGGTGCAAACCAAGGCACCTCCGCCTCGCATTTCGGCAATCCATTCGCCGTCAATGCGCCTGCAAGTTCAACAGCCGGTGGAGATACCATCGGCCAACCTACCCCTTGGAACGGGCTGCTTTGCGGCACGACGACAATCACCGTCGCAGACGGTTCAGGGACATTCGACGCAGACACGGGAGAACTTCGAGTCATCATCGTGTATGAATGAAATTAAATACAGGAAGCGAGAGTGAACAAACATGGGACTGACCATTGTGCAAGACGGACGAGCAGAAGTGAGCGGTAGCACTTCCAAAGTGCATTTGACCGTGACCTTTGATTCATCTTACCCAACCGGAGGCGAAGCCTTCGATGCAGACGATTACGGTTTCGGCCGCATGGTGTCGATCTCCATTGCGAACAAGGCCGCCAACGGATTCGTTGCGTCCTATGATGCTGCGAACAAGAAGATGATGCTGTTTGAAGGCAGGCCCGGAGATGCGGGCAACCCTGCCCTCCCTGCCGCCGGAGCCCTTCAGCAAGCAGGAAACACCCGTGACGCCTCGGCTGCGGTGTTTTATGTGACCATCACGAGCCGCCGCTGAGGTGGTTCAACATGGGGCTCTCGGTCAGCGAGATTGACCTTGAGACTGCGCTTGAGATTCAAAAGCGCCGCAACACGCGAATGCTTGAGGTCGCAACCTCAGAAGGTTCGATCCACGAAAGCGATTCGCCATTCAGCAAAGAGAACCTCCGTGCTGCTTCTAAGCACCGCGTCGAGGTCAAAGCCCGTGACCGCTTCAACCTTCAGAACATTGGGTCCGGCACCCGCTGTGCGAACTGTGGAATGCTCCACTTCTGTTGGACTCCAAAGTGTGCGGTCTGCGGATACCGAATGGATTTCAACCTCGGAGGACATCATCAATGACGGACATTGCCGCTGAAGTCGGTTTTGACCTCCTGAAGGCTCAACCCTGCCCCCTGTGCGGAGCCATTGGGGCTGAACCCTGTCCCCGCTCAAACCCAACGCAACCCCATATGGCGGCGGTTTGCCCTATTCGGCGCATGGCCGTCAAGAAGCCTGCAAAGCGTCTCGACGTCACGCACAACCGCCCTATGTCTCTTGATGAGATGCGAGACGCATACGTCACGTCTCCGGGGGAGGAATGATGAATGCCCAAGTCATTCAATCCGGGGCATAGACCAAATCAGCCCCTCTTTCCCGACACCCTCGCCTACACCACGGTTGAGAAGGTAGCGGACTTCCTTCAATTGCCGCTCCCCGACCCTGTCCTCTTGGCGGCGGATACCTCAATTAGCACGGGAACAATCAGCATCCCCGTATCTGCTGCCGAATACCGCAGGTGGGGATATGCCGCCGACGACAAGGTGTTGGTCTATGACGACGCCGACGCCATCGGCAAGGAATACACCTTGACGGGCGTTTCCTCAGCGGGAAGTGGCCGGGTGAACCTTGAGGCTACCGCGGTGGGTTCTGAAGCCTACACCACGGCAGCCAACGCATACGTTCAGATTCAATCGGCCGTCACCAACAGCAAGGAGCGCGGCCTCACCAAGTCCCACGTTGAACACCTTATCAAGATCAGGCAGGACTACATCGACAGCATTTGCCGAATGGCGTGGCGTCCTCGCATTGTGGTGGACGAATATCAGAACTTCACCACGTTCAAGCCATACCGTCGCCGCTACTACACGGACTACGTCGGTGCGGTCTATCTGAAGCACGCCAAGATTCAGCGTATTTTGCGCCTTGGTGTTTGGCGTGGCGACTACTATCGAGAACTCGGCTCGGCTCGTGTTCAAGTGACTGTGAAGGACACCCACAACCTGTCGAGCGAATCCGTCTTCCTGTGCCCCGGTGCCCCTCATGTCGCCACATTGGCTCAGGGCTCCACCGCAACCACATGGGAAGGGAACTTTGGTGCAAAGACGGTGGCGCAGAACATTGCCGACCTCATCAATTTGGACAAGGCAACGGCGCGTAGTGCGGTCGCCATTGGTTCTCTCACGGAAAGAGGAACGGCCCTCAACGTCAATGACGAGTTCCTCGCCACCGCCAACAGCGACGAGGGCGACGGCAACGTGGTCATCAGTTCGATGCGCTCGACCGAGGAGGGGGAAACGGCGACCATCGCCACCACCAACCCTGACTCATTCACCTTTGCTCACGGAACCGGCCTCAATGCGAAGGTCACGGCGGTTGATGGGAACACGTTCACCATTGCTGATGCCTCGGCCTTTACGCCCACACATGGGCTGATCTATTACACAAAGAGCGGGACGACGTATGTTGCTCGCTGCTCTCGATCCGGAAACACGTTCACCAAGGTTGCAGAACTCGTCTCCGGGTTCACGAGCAACCTCACCGTGGACGAAACCATCAACCAAATGCGCCTGAACAACGACATTACGGAAGAGCAGCGACAGAAGGATTGGTGGTCTATGGAGGACAACGGGGCCATCATGTTCAACAACGAATACCCCTTCTTTGAGAATCACAGCCTCAAGGTGTCCTACATCTATGGGGAGCGTTATGTGGACAAGACGGTGGAGGATGCCTGCACGAAACTCGTCGCAATCGACATCATGCTAAGTGACGATTATTCGGTGCTTTTCCCCGAAGGGACGCAGAACGTGGACCTCAACGCCAAGATTCAACGGTTAGAGGAAGAGGTCAAGCGTCTGCTCATTCCATTCCAAGAGTCCATCATCGTCGCCGGAATGGGTGGTTGAATGGAGGAACTGCCCAAGGTGCTTCGCAATTTCACACGAGAGGTGAACCGGCTCTTGGATCAGGCGCGACAGATTGAGGAAGTCACCCGCGAGCGAGAGAGGCAAATGGCTGAGGAAGATGGGCTCGAATACACGGACGAAGAGATTGAAGAGCGTGTGGCTCTTCAGATGAAAAGCATGGACTACACAAGTCGCATCAATGCTGAGTTCGAGAAATTGAACAAGGAGTTCGGTCGCTATGCCTAAGGACGCCATCGAGGCAATCCGCGACTTGCTGAACAGTCAATGGAACGTCAGCCCAAAACCGTCCATTGAGGACATCGCGGTCCTTGACCACGGCGAAGGAAAGCGCGTGCGTATGCAGGACCAAGACGTCATCCGCATCTTTGAGACAGCACACAATGAAGCACAGCCCGAACTGCTGTTTGACTTCGCCAATGTTCACGTCAATTTGACCATCGACATCCGAACGGTTAAGAGCAGGACCCGCCTGTCCCAACTGAGGGATGAGGTCAGGCGCATCATCCACAAAAACAGAAAGGGGGACGGCGCGAACTTCGACAGGCTGATCTTCAAAACGAGGACTGACCTTTCTGACCGAGCAAAACGACTGTTCCGATACACGGTTCAAGCGGAGGTCATCACATTCAGCGTCCCCCTGCCCGACTTGTGAGGTGAAGCAAAATGGTGAACACGGTCTTCAAGGGCGACATCGCTGAGGTGTCGTGGGGTATGGAAACAGGACTCGTCGCTGTTGGAGACAACGCATCCACCGGGTTCTCTTGGACAAACGCTGCGAACAGCAGCACCATCACCATTGGAAACAATCAGGTTTGGGCCTCGGGCGGCGACCTTCTTGTCCCCGATAATTCGCTCGTCGGCTGCCTGCTTCGCTTCACCAAGGCAGGGTCCTCCAACGTCACAGACGACGACTACGCAACGACGCGCCGTGTGTTTTACATCACGGCCTGCGACACTACCAACGCCACATTGACCGTTCAGCCTGCTCTTGCCTCATCGGCAGGTAATGGGCACACAGGCGACCTCCTCGTCATTGACTCCATCAAGTCCGCGACGTTCGACCCGGCGATGACCGATGCGGCGCAGAAGGTTCAGACTGACCAATTCGTCGGTCTGCTCAATTCGTTCAGCCTGCCTGAACCTGAGATCGACGTCCGCCGACAGCACGTCGTTGGACTCGGACGGGACGTGAACGTCCTCACGAGCGGCCGTGAGACTCTCGCGGGCGGCTCAATGGAAATGAATGCTCACAACCTGCGTTGGATGAAATACGCGCTCGGCGGACACACCGCGAAAAGCGAAGGCGAGTTCGCCAACCTCGCAACCGCAACGAGCATTCTCACCGAGAACCCATTGAACATCAAGGATGCCTCGGGCGTTTATCGAGTTCAAGCCTACGGCGCGGGAACCCAAACCGAAGCATCACAATTGAGCAGCCTTACCTTGACGGGCACTTCAGGAGTCACCGGCAATGCGTTGGTTGGAGCGAAAACCTCGTCGGATTCGGGAACTGACGCTACCGTCACACAAGCCCTCACAACCATTCACGTCGATGTGCCCGCTGCCGGTGTCTTCAAGACATTGGATTCTTCAGGCAACCCGCTGTATGCTTCATACACCGGATTGACGTCAGGAAACACGGTTCTTGGAGGAGTCGTGGACATCGACACAGGGGCTTTGGCCCGTGTTCAATCGGCAAACAACGTGCTGTATTTGCTCGCAGGGATTGAGGCGGCTGTTTCTGTTGGCGACGTTCGGCTCGACGTCGGGGCCACCGTTCGAGCATTGTTCGCAGCGGGGGACTACGTCCAAATCATCGACAAAGACACGCATTCGATCCCCGGCCAAGACGCCACCGCCCCCACCGTTTTCAAGCATGAAATCCGCCGCGTGATCGCGGTTGATGGCGACTACCTTTACGTCGAACAGCCATTCACCTTTGCTCACGCAGTCGCCTCGTGCGGCATTGAGCGCGTCCAATACCTCAGCGATGAGAAGCGCGGAAGCCCTCACATCGGCACGGGTGGACAATTGCACTTCGGCGTCGAACACACCATCTTCGGCCACACCCTCCTTCCAACGTTCTGCATCGAGCAATCTTTCCGTCAGACCGATGAGTCGCCGGGAACCGAGCAATTGCTCCGTCTGTATTCGGGGTGCAAGGTCGGGTCAGCCACAATGGAGGCAGACACCGAGGGTGAAGTCAAGGTCAAACTCGACTATGAGGCAAGCCGCCACTATACCGACACAGGCGGCGTCTTCACGCCGCACCGAATGTTTGAGAACACGGCCAACACCGCCGCCAACCGAAAGGTGTCGGGCATTGCTGTGGACGACGAGAAGCCGTTCCTCTTCCAAGACCTGAGCATTGAAGCCTTTGGCCGCCCGGTCCTCCGTGGAACTGCTTTCAGCCTGCAAGTGCAGAACAGCAACACCGCCCGTTGGTATATCCGTGGATATGAGGGACAATCCGCAGACACGGACCATGTGCAGAACGGTGGAACGCAGTTCGCAACGGACATCACCGAGGCTCGCCGCGAATACGCTGTGCGCCTTTCCGCCATCATTGAAGACGACCGCCTGTGGGAAGAGGTTCGCACCCGCCGACACCACAAGAACACGAACGACATTGTCCTCCGCCTCAAGAAGCGCGGAAGCAATGCGACCCGCCACGAAGCGGTCATCACCATCGAGGACTACACCATCGTCCGCGCTGACCATCAGATTCCCGACGACAAGGGAGCCGTCACCGTGGACGTTGAACTCATTGCTCGCCACGTCAAGATTACGGAGACTTCTCCGTATTTGACGCTGTGAGCCTTTATGCCGAAGAACGAGGAGTGAAAATCATGCGAATCATTGGAACCGTGACCGTCAATGGAGTTAGGGTGGCCGTTGATTGGCGCATCCGTGGAACGTCAATCGAAGCCGGACCCGGACTGAGCGCGTCCGACGTGAAACTCCTCGTGCCTTTGCCTGACCTTCAAAACAACACCTCAGGGACTTCCATCATCACGGAAGCCGAGGTCGAGGAGACGCCTGTTGAAGAGGTGGTCCCTCAGACCTATGAGGAAATGACCGTGACCGATCTGCGAATCATCCTTGAGCGCCGGGGCCTGCCCGTCTCCGGCAAGAAGGCTGAGATGATTCAGCGACTCATGGACGACGACGCGGGTGAAACCGCTGTGGAGGAGGACGTCGAGGATGCCGCAGAAGAGTGACTTTCTCGTCTCAACCGCCCCGGTGCGCCATGAAATCGAGACGCCCGCAGGGACGCTCGTGGCCTTTGTTCGCCCCCTCTCGTGGATTCAGCAGCAGGAGGCCCTCTCGCGCTTCGTGGACTTCGGCGCAGCAACCGAGGACGGCAACCCGCAAATTGACTTCGGTGGATATTGGCGATACGTCTTCGGCCGGTGCATTGAGAAGACCGAGCCTGAACTCACGTCGGATGAACTCATGGAACTGAGTCCCGAGGTCGGCGCTGAGGTTCAGAAGGTTCTTCCAAGCATCTTCGACATCGTCACCTCATTCGCCTCCGGTGCAGGCCCTTTGGGCTGACCCTTGAAGACCTGAGGGGCTTTGCCGAAGGCGAACCACCTGATCATATGACGCATCAGCAGTCGTTGATGCTGACCTATCAGACCATCACCTTCGCGTTAGGATCGCATTTCAATTGCCCGCCTCATTCTTGGGATGACCAACCATTTGACCGGGTGATGTTCGACTACCTCTTCCTCTCCGTGGCCGGAGAAATCAAGCAGGAAGCAATCGATAAGGCGATGAAGCAGGCGAAGCGGAATCAAGGCGGCGGGGCTAAAAGCGGCAGGCCCCTACGCACTACAAGCGATGCGGACTTTTTCGACCGGATGAACGCAAACATGAGGGAGTGACGTGGTCCAAACCCCCCCCTTTCCTGAATTGGCGAAACAATTGGCCCAAGTGGGTGCCGTTCTTCCGAACACCGCCAAAGGCTTACAGGTGTTTAACCTGAAAATGAAAGCCGCGGGCGCTGCTTTTGGGCCGTTCCAAGACTTCTTCGTCAAGGGAAAGCAGGCCGCTGATTTGTTCGGGGAGGTGATGGGAGTCACTTCGGAGTCGGTCGAGGAAACGAACAAGACCATGACCACATTCAATGAGACAATCGAAACGACGATGACCATTTTCGGAGGCATCGTCAAGGACGTTCTCATCCTGATCGGCATTTTCATGGCGGCGGTTGGCGTAGTCGCCATTCTTGCAGGGTCATTTGCGAACATGAACTCGGTGGTGCCGGGAAGTGGTGATGCTTTCGAGATGGTCAAAGAGGCGGGAGCGTTGCTATGGGAACAAATGCAGCAATTGATTGCCGCGTTTGATGGCGTCGGAGTCTCAGGGGAAACGGTCAAGGAGGCGCTCGCAAACATCGCAGGGCAAGCAATGACCTTCCTTGGAGTCATCATTTCGATTTATGCCGCTATCGCCACAGGCTATCTTCAGGTGTTCCAAATGCTCGCGGATGCGGGGATTTTCTCAACCATCATTGAAGGGGCAATGATGCTCTTTGGAACAATCAAGGAGACAGTCGGTGGCGTCATGGAGCAACTCGGAATTGTCTCGGACGGAGGACAAGGGCTCGTTGAAAACGTGCGTGGCTTCATTGCCTCCATTATTGGCTTCATGGAAAGCAGCGGCATTCTCGAACTTCTTAACGAGTATTTCGAGTTCTTTTTCCAAGGACTCGCTGCGGGGATCGTCATTGTGGGTTTCCTTGTGAGGGCAGTCATCGCCTTTTTCCAAGAAACTGCCCCCCTGTGGGAATACCTCATCTCAATCGTGATGGTTGGATTTACCGTGATGGGAGGGGCCCTACGCATCTTTTTCCGCTTTTGGTCCTCCGTGTTCAAACTGATTACAGGAGACGTGGACGGCTTTGCCGAGGGCATTCTCTCGCTTGGCGATCTGTTCACAGAAACCTTCGACAACATCTTGGACGCTCTTACCAATGTTGCAGACAAAGGTTTGACGATGATTGAACCGCTTCTTGATGCAATCGAGAAAGTCACAGGATTTGACCCCGCCGGAGCAATCGGAGGTGCTGCTGATAAGGCCGCGGGGCTCCTTGGCTTCAGCGAAGGCGGTATTGCCTCAGGGCCGTCCTCAGGCTACCCGGTCAATCTGCACGGCACCGAGGCCGTGGTTCCCTTGCCCAACGGTCGCAGCATCCCCGTCGAACTGAGCGGCGCTGTTCGTGGAGCGGGCGGCGACACCATCAACCTCAGCATCAATGTGAGCGGCGGTGGCGGAAACCCACGCGAGGTCGCAAAACAAGTCAGCGAAGAGGTCGCCCGTGTCTTCAAGAACCGCTCGCGCTCCTCAGGTTTCACGAGGGGGCTGTGACGTTTGCCGCACATCCAACTGATTCGACGTGATGGAAACGTCATCAACCTCGACGCCGAGAGCGTGGCGTTTGGTTTTCAGCGGTTCATTGCCTCCCAACCTCTTCCCGTCCTTGCCGTGAGGACCGCCGTGGACCTGAATCAAACAAAAATCACGATCAACGTCGATGGCGTCTTGACGGACGACGATGACTCAACCCCTGCTTTGGGAGCATCATGGACCTTAGACCTCTCAATGGGCGTCTCTCAATCGAGCCCCTCTTCCTCATTCTTTGGACAATTCGCCACCCTTGCAGCCCTAAAAACCGAACTTCACCAAGTCAATTTGACGTTCCAAACGGCGGGTCAGGTGAGCGCAGGGTTGGGCGAAGACGTCAAAATCAAACTGTTCAATGGAACCGCGCCTTCAAACACAGTCGCAACGAACAGTCAAATCAACATCAACATCTCTTCCGCGGCGGACACCGACGCGATTTCGGATGCAATCAACACAGCGTTGAGTTCTGCAAACATCAAAATCAACACCGCAACCACGGCCTTCACCACAGCAATGACGGTTAGTCGAACGACAGGCCAACAGGCTACGATTTCATCTGACCTTCAAGGATCGACTCAAACCGTCGAGAGAATCACCTTCACCAACACCACGTTAGGTTCAACAGGCAATGCCAAAGTTCGCCGGTCGAAAACAGTTGGGCGGTGGTCAAAGCAATTCTTCGTCACGAATGTTGTCGGTGGCTCCGCCGCTATCAAGATGACCAAAGGAGACAAACTGCAAGACATCATCAATTCGGTGACGAACCCAAGCGCGGGCGGTGCCCTGATCAGCCCACAGACTCTTGCGGGTAGCCTCATCGACCTACCCGACTCTATTTCTTCATTTGATGCTTCCAAGTTCCTGAACATTGAATCCACGAAAGCAGTCGGAAAATACATCGTGGGCATTCGCATCCCCTATGAATCCCTGATGAGCGCATCCTCCGGAACGCCTGAACTGCGACAATTCCTCATTCCCGCCGGTCCGGGCACAGACTTCTCCGCAGAAAGCAACACCGCCTCGTTTGACCCGGTGGACGAAGTGAACGGGGTCAAGTCTCGTCCAAACCCCTTCCTACGTCAAGGCGTGGCTATCCCGGCCGTCGTGACTCGATTTGACCCCTCATACGAGGCAGGAGACTCGGTGTGGCGATACAGCATCATCTTGGAGCCTGTCGAAGTCTTGGTGGGGATTTGATGGGGCTACACAAGTTCAGGAGCAGGGCCATTCGGTTCAACGGCTTTACTGACGGTATCGTCGTCCCCACGGGCCAATACAGGGAGAGAGGCGTCGATCTTCTCGGCCCCGCATATACGGGCGCACTTGGAGGAACCACAATCGCAAACTCGCTTCACAGCAATGCGACCAAGATCGGGAGGTTGCACTACCCTTCAAACGGAAACGTGTTGAACAACCTTGGAGGTCAATTTACGGTTGAGGCGTTCTTTGTTCCCGATTATGGGGGCGTTCTCTTGGAGAAACCGGGTGCGTTCATTTTGCGTGCGGGGCAACCGTTTTCATCGGGCAAGGTCATGTTTGGTTTGGAGACAGACATTGGCTTCCTTGCGGCCGAGACGTCCTTTGACCTACCCGTTCTCATGGAGGACCATTCAGGGACATACTCAGGAGGAGAACACAAGCCTCAGGATTTGACGATTGGAGCCCAAGGACTCATGCACGTCTCAGGTCAATTTACAGGCACCGAACTGCTTCTATTCCTCAATGGCGAACTCGCTGCTTCTGTGAACCTCGTGGAGGGCACAGCGGCTCAGAACCGTTCCTCAGACCTGTTTATTGGTGGACGCGGGGGGGAGTTCCGAGGCATGATTGAGAGCGTCAGGGTCAGTCGTGGGCTTGTGACTCCTGTGCTTGAACCATTTACGCTTCAGGACGCCACCGTTGGCTTGTGGGACTTCAATGATGAAATCCCTTCAATGGACCTACGTTTCTTCGGGAACGCGCATGAGGCCTCGCCCTCACAGGGAAGGGACGGACCCGGCGACTCGGACGGCCGACTTGACCCCGGAGTCATCATTGGATATGACTTCAGGAACAGCAGTTCTGAGGGACGGTTCCGTATCCGTGACCCGCCACAGCCCGTGGGTGTCGATGACCACTTCACGGGTTTGGAGATGTTGGGCGGCTACATCACCGGGCTTCATCCCTTTGAGGTCAGGAAGAAGTGGGCGGGATCGACATTGACCGTGGGAACGTCAAAGGGGTTCACACAATCCTCCGAGGGCTACATCACAGACACGGTCCTTCCAATGACCACCCTGAATGCAGTCATCAATCAGTCAGGAACTCATCCAATCACGGGCCTTAGCAGCACACCCGACAGCAAGGTGTTCGACCCCTCATCAGGGTCCATTATCGGGCTTGGCTCATCGGATGACCTCGACCCTATGGAGAACCCCATTGAGCGCGTCCGCATCACCAAACTTGACTTCGCAAACGATGAGGTGGTGTGTCTCTCCGTCCACGTCAAATCCCCGTCGGCTTTGACCAACCACAACCACCCTGAGGACCAAGGGATGCTTTTTGCTCACGCGGATGGGACACCTGTATGGCTGACCTATGGGAACTCAGACCTCATCATCGATCCGGGCGAGAAGGAATCAACCGCTTCGGGGGTTTCGCGTCAGAAGGATGCTTTCACCCGAGCCCTCTTCACACAAGGTCAGCGTTTCATGGACTCAGGGCCTCACCACAATACAGCCTATTTCGTGTCCTCCCGTAGCCGCATCACCACAGGAACGGCTGCACCAACCACAAGCGTCCCTGACCCCGACCCTCCGAAAACAAGCCTGCTCATGTGGTTGTCTGCGGACGCCATCAACACAGGGACCGACGTGAGCGGCGGATTCCTGACGCAATGGCGAGACAACACAACGAACGATTTCGGCGTCTATCCGGTAGGCGCATCCTCGTGGGTGGTCGAAGAGTCAAGTGCGCTTTTCAACAATCATCGCTGCATCAAGCAAGCAAAGGTGGGCGGCTCTATGCTCATCAACGGCAACGACACAGGGTCCGTATCTGCGGAACTGACTCACAGCGCGGACCCCTCTTTCACCATCTTCATGCTCGTCAATCCGGTGTGGGATTCGTCGCATGGGGTTCCCCTGTTTGGTCGGAGCAGTAGCGTCTATTTGCACGGCAATGCGACAGGAGGGTCATACACGTTCAAGGGAAGCAGCACCACGACGCTGACCCCCGTAGCCACAGCGAGCAAAACTGTCTTGATTGCGGTTGTCGTTGATCGGACTTCAACCAACACTTTCGTTTATCACCACGGCGAACTCGCCGTGACCTTCAGCGCCTCGGTGACTTCTGCATTTACGTTGAGCGGTGGCCTGTTTGGCCTATTTGGACAGGCAGCCTCTTTTAACGCGGGCACCCCCACGTCATCAACGGGAAGCAACCTTGCGCCCGTGGACTTCCGCGTGGCTGAGGTTTTGCTCTATGAGAAAGCAATGACTGAGACTGAACGGTCGGTTGTGAATGGATATTTCCTCGATAAATACGGTGTGATTTGATGGGCAACCTGAACGACGCTTCCGATGAGGGATACGCCGGGATGTCCGGCGTGACCTCATTCAACGTCGTGGATGGCGAGTTCTTTCTTCGACGCCTGCCTTCCCCGGATGAACAAGAGGTCAAACGAACCGTGCAGGGAATTACCGACTCTTTCACCTATGTTGCTGATGACCTCGGCGTCGGTTCTTTGGTTGAAGAGAACGACCCCGTTCGGGTGACGGAGGCTGTGTTCCAAGGAGAGGTCGCGGGGGTGGTGGACCGTTCCCGTTCAGTCTATGCAACCGACAGCAACACCCATCCGTTTAACCGGATCGTGATTGAGGCAGGAGAAGGGGGCTATGTCTCCACACGTTCTGAGAATCTGTCCGCAAGCGGCCACTATGAGATGGTCGCCATTGCTGTCGAAGACGTCCGCCCTTTCCTTCTCAAGTCATTGGACTACCAACACACCGCTGAACTCGTTTCGGATAAGCCAACGAATGATGCCTACATCCGTCACCTTAGCCCCGAAAAGGAGAGTCGTGTCGCCGCAATCGTGTGTCCCGCCCGCATCACAGACAACGGCGGCCCTGAGAAAATCCTCGTCCACTACAACGCGGTGGACCTCACAGGCGAGGTTGTGGCGGGCACAGGGCTTCGTCCTGACCAAGTGAACTCGCACTTCTCCGGGTATCACGCGACGGGCAACCAAGGATACCTCGTCGTGACCAAGACGGTGCCGTCGGTATCCACGACGCTCACGATCAGCGGGACGGCTCACACCCTGTCCGAATTGCTTCTGAAGCCTTATGCTTCACCTCCTTCAGACAATGACGACGTTCTGTTCGACATCATCGCTCCCGGCGGCCTCATTTCCTTGCCCACTAAGGATTTCAAGCGGCCGCTGCGCGATGGCGTATTGGCTTCTGCACCGTTCGGCGGAATCTCCCCATCTTCTCATATCAACATCGAGACGTGTATGGTCACGAGGAAGACGTCGAAAGAAGGCTACGGAAGGCCTCGTGCTGTTGCTTCAACACTCACGCCGGACGAATCAACCAATGCGGACTATCACGTCCTATCCGTCGTGTCCGGTGGCGGCAATGACCAACGGCAACACACCTCAACCAAAGTCACGCCATCCGCCTTTTCACGTTCCAACCTGACGTCTTTCGACATCATCGATAATGCCGTCATGGACAGCGAGAACCTACTCTTGGTCCACCCATCGAAGCGGAGCAAGCACAGCGCCCTGCTCGATACAGTCACAAGCGGAACGAATCCGAACGACCCCGGAAACGTGGAGGTCGAACTTTCCCTGATCCAAGGCCGCGTGGAGGAAATCACACCGAAGACTTCCGCAGACGGCCACCAAACAATGACCATTCGGGGGCGCTCTAAGGTGATGGACATTGCCGACCGGCGAGCAGAACGTGACTTTGACTTGGCCGAAGGGACACCTGTGAAGGAGATTGGGGACCTTGGAACACCCACCGTCACCATGACGCTCGGAGGCGTTGGGCAGGGCGGCGCTGACCTCAAGGCCGAATACAAGCAGAACCCCAACCTGCCCGGTTGGAAAGACCGCATTCTTCAGACGGGCAACGTGTCCGTGCGAAACGACAGGTCCGCCTCCACGCTTTATGCCTCCACGCGGGCTCTCGTGGAACTACCCCTGTTTCCCTCTATGTTCTTTGACGTGGACCGTAGGCTCCCAAGCACAACCGAGAAGGGCGACCCATTGCCTTCAACGAATGCGTTTGAACTGACCGTTGATTGCACAATGACGGCAATGAATCGACCCCATATGGCCCAATATGAGAACCGTTGGGCTGTTGATTGGGGGATGGCTGCTCACGCCATCGCCGTCAAAGTGAACAAGGCAGGAACGGGGTATTTGATTCGCGCACAGCGGTTGTCTGAACAGACAGTCGCAACCGCCGCGACAAACATTTCCGGGTCAAGCACAGTCACAATCTCAATTCCAAGCATTTCGGGTTTGGAGTTCCTACCCGCTCAAGGCGACTTCGTGACCATCGGAGAGGGGTTCTTGGGAGCATCTCACCCCTTCGGAGTTCAAGGTGAAATCACCACACGGGCAGCATCCTCGCTTACGATTGGTTCAATCAAGGACCCTGTGACCGGAGCCGCGGTCACAGCAGGGCCAATCTTTGCAGGAATGCCCATTGTTCACGGTGGCTTCGTTCGTTCACGAAGCACAGCAGACCTCGCAACGAACGCAAGTGAGATCGCAGACGACATCAACGCGCTATTTGATGACGCTTTGACGAAGACCGTGGACCCGAATGATTCAACCCGAGTCTATTTGGAGGGCAAGGGCCCGAACATGGGCGGTTTCGAGTTCGACCCTGACGAGACGGTGTTCCCAAACAATGACCGAAGGCTTGAGCAGCCCATTGACTGCTACCCATATGCCTTGGCTTTGAAGGGGAAAAAGGCTGACGGGAACTCGCTCGTGTTCGTTCAACCTCAGCGCATTGATTTCAGCGACGTCGCCAACACCAACCGTTCATTCACAACCGCTGTCGAGGAGGTCATTCGCAAAATCAACACAGCGGCTCATCCACAGGCGAAGAACTCCGTCGGTTCATCTGCTTTCGACCCACCCGCTGATGCGGCCTCCACGGACACCGGAAGCCACATGGGGTATGTCCGTGCTTTCATGGGTTCAGAAGTCGAGAGCCGTAGCGGTGAGCGAGGCATCAGCATCGTCATTCATAGCACAGTCCCCGGAGCAGCAGGACGGAACTTTGCGGTGTGGTTGAAGAACCGGACACCATACGCATATCGCCCCACTCAAGCCATTGGATACGGTGGCCCGTTGGCGACCAACAGTCGCCTGTATCAAGCGAACTCGTTCCCCGCCCCCCTGCCCCTTGGCCCGGACGGTGAGACGTTCGTTCCGATCACCACTTTCACCGGAGCCCCTCACGGTGCTGCTCAAACCCGTGACGATTTCACCGACCCCGACGACATCACCTTCCGTTCATATGACGGAATCGGCGGCATTTTGGAGGTTGATACGGTCACTCCAACCGCCCATACCAATACAGGAGCGGCGGCCACCCCCGCTCTTTTGGACCCCGCTCCATCAGGGTCGGTGCCCACGGCGATTAACCACATCGCAGTCGAAACAAAGGCGCTTGACCTGTTGGTTCGGGGTTCCTATGAGGTCACGGCCACCAATAAGGGAATCATCGAAGTCGATGGAAAATTGGCCGAGTTCACGGGCATTGCGATGAATGATGCGAGCAGCAACTCCGGTGAGAACTGTGTCTTTCTCACAGGCGTCACGCCCGTCGATGACCTCGCAAGTTTCTATGACCTCTTTCACACGACGCCAAACGGAGGCACCAAAACAGCCCTGCCCGGAGTCAAGGTCCGCATCCTCTCTCCGACTTTGGACGCCGACGGCATCCTGTTCTTCGGAGGAGGACACACGGGCGTTGTGTTCGACATGAGCGACGGGTCAGATAAGGACTACTCCGGTCAATACAGGCACCACTATGCAGACGCCCAAGGGTTCTCCGGGTTCGCCAACGTAGGCGATGTTTCAGGTGCTTCAGCCATCTTGGATTTCACCGATCTGACCAACGACGACACAATCAACGTGGACTCATTCCGAGGCCTGCACCACAAGACCGTTTTGGATACAGCGGGTGAGCCCGAGGACTACGCTGCGCTTTACACCCGTTTCAATGCGGGAATCGCAGGGAACACGACCGTCGAGACGTTCAAAGACGAGATTTACGGCCTCACCAACCACACACGGAACCGTTCATCAAGTGCGAGAACGACCGTTTCAGGACCGACGGAGCCCCGCGACCCCGATGGGGCTGCCCTGAATTATGCGACAAGCCACACAGCGATTCACAAATATGATTCGGGCGCGGTCGTCAAGCGGCACCCTCTTAACACATTCAACGGTTCAGGTTCTTGGACGGTAGCGGGGTGGTATAAAACCTACTCGTCAGCACGTTTTGATGGCCCAATGATTCACGGGATCGACGGTTCAACGGATGTGCCTTGGGGGGTTCACCTCGGGTCGCTTGATGACGGTTCAAATTACCACCTCCAATTGGCCGTGACTCGGGCATCTGACCCATTGAACGTGCAAGCAGGGGTCTTTGTGGGTCAGACCACAACCCACGGCTCTCTCCAATACACCCCTTCAACGTGGTGCTATGTGGTGGCGGGATACGACAACGCCAACAGCCGCTTCTTCTTTTACTTCGGTTCTGAAGGCTCATTCACGGTAGCGGGTTCCCCTCAAAGCAACACCATAGTCGATCTCACGAACCACATGGCTACGGCCTCCGATGTGAACTATGGCCCAACGGGCGCGGGTATTGCTCCAAACAATGACCCGCTTGGGTTCAGGACTGTCGATACCACACCACCTCTTGCAGCGGGAACCGCTGACCACAACGACACCGACAGTTCGGCCGGATTTTCAGGTGGGGTTCGAGCGAGAGGAATGACCATGATTCATCACGGCTTAATTGGTCCTCCCTACATCAATCTCGATCCCACAACGACACCCCCCGGAGCCCCAATCACAACCAATGGGGGGGCCGCTGTTGCGGACTTCGGCAATGGTTCGACCAAATCCGGATACTTCAACGCCTTTTCCGCGTCTATCTCAGGAACCCGATATTACGGAGGTGCAGGAGTCGGGTCTTCATCTGCCCAATACAACGGAACCGGGTATTCGTCTGAGTTCGCGGTGTTTAAGCGTGCGCTCACCTTCGCTGAAGCGCAGGAGTTGTTCGCTGCTCGGGATGTGTGGTGATGGCGACCTTCAGGAAAACCCTGTATCCCGCCGCCGTTCAGCCGTTCGGCACATCTTCGGGATACCCTAAGAGCGGGTTCTTCGCCATGCACTTCACCTATCCGGACACCAAATATGATGACGATGCCTCGGATTGGGTTTATGCGTCCAACCCGGGAGATGTGTGGAAGCAAGGGCTGACGGTGATCGTGCGAACGAACATTGCATACGACTCAGCGCCGTCTGAGACAACGAACGTCATTGTGGTCGATTTGAAACAAGCCAAGACGGATGCCGCCGCAGCGGGTTCGTCCCTGACCTTTGACCTTGGGACCGAAGAAGCAACACGCCTCATCGCGGCCAAAATCAATGACCGGCGGCTTCAGACAACAGAACGTGGAGACGCGAACTACCAAGGTTTCCAAGCCCGATACGTCAAGATGTCGGGGCGTGAAACGTATTCAGGCACAGCAGACCGATACACAGCAAACAACGCTGTGACTGTGGAGTTCAGCGGCGACCACCCATTCGGATACCCAACAGACCTCCCCCCCACGGGAACCATCACGGTCGCAAGCACGGACTATTCCTACACCAAGGTTGAGACGTTCAGTCAAACGTCAGGCACAGCAAAGGCCCGTTTCACCATTTCCACCACGCCATTCACGCCGGGTTCCGCCTCATCAGCAGCGGTTTCTGTTGCAGGAGACACAGCCAAGCACAGCGTCATTGTTTCATGGCGAGGGCGCACGATTCCGGCGGTGAGTTTGAGCAACACGCATTCGGCTGAAGCAACCCTTGGCCCAATCGTTCAAGGCGTGGGCACTACCGTTCCGTTGTGGAAGTTCATTGCGAAACCAATGGATGGCGGCAACATGGGCATTCCTGCGGTGAACAAGCAGACGAGCAATGGACGTAATGTGGCGAACCTTAGCGGTTATGGATATTCCCGTTTTTCTCTTGAGGGTTTGAACTCGTGCTATCTTGCCGATATGCCCCCCCCGGATTCAACGTATCAGAAGCCAACGATCCACGGAGCCACCCTCGCCCATGAGGACAATGAAGACACAAGCGGCCTTACCTCAACAACCTTCAACAATTTCCATGTGACCACGCCTGAATACGGGTCGGACTTTTATGGAAAGGACCGGGGTTATAGCATTGCACTTGAAAGCGGATACACGGGTTCTCCGGTGAACATCGGAGAAACGCACTTCGCAAGCGGGGGGACTCTTACCGATATTTCATTCGATAACGGGGCGGTGTTGCACGGCATCCAAGACGACAATGCCCACGCTTATGCGCGTCCATATCGGATGACCCGAACCGTCAATTCCGAACGGGTCCGAGGCTTAACCATCTCCAATGAGCATCGCGTGTTCGACCCTCTTCCGGTTGTCGATGACCAAGGAAACGAACTCATTCTTGAAGGGGGCTCTCCCTTCGGGACTGTGATCAAGGATTTCGTCATTGAGAATGCTCGAACCGATGAATCGACGGGCGAGGAGGTTATCGGCCCGTCAGATACCTTCGGGAATCAAACTCCGAACCTTTCCATCCAATTGCCTGCGCCCGAGGAAATCCCCGGCGACATCTTCGTCCGTTCGGCACACGACCGGGTTCAGGCTTGGGCGGACAAGTCGTGGGGAATGGGCGGTCTTAGCATCCATGATGATACGAGCAAAGACTTCGATACGCATGACCGAATGTTGGTGTTTCATTGCACGCGAATGCTGCACCCAAGCCTTTCCCTCGTGAAGACGTCAAGCGATATTACCGCAGGTGCGGTGCCGAGCGGAACGACTCGCTTCTTCACGGCTCATAGGATCAGCGACCACGCTGAACGCGGGTCTGTTCTGACGCAGACAAACAACGGCACAGCGACAGGGCACCCATACCCACACCACCGCATCCGTTTTGGTCGTCAGGGTCACTCGTTTGTGACGCCCGTTGGGCATCGTGGGACTCCAATGCACCTGCGCCGTCAATTGCACCGCTCATTTGGTTCGTCATATTCCCTGATGATGGAGGCAGAAAGCGAACACCGTCACTTTGGTTTCTCGTCCCCCGACCCCTCAAACACCACGACGGCGCTCTATCTCGATACGTTGGACGTCAAAGGTGAGTCGGGCTATGATGAAGCAACGGGAGCCTTTGCTGCGGACAACCTCGCAGCGGAGGAAATCACAGGAGCGAGACAGAATGACCAACGGCGTTCAGGTAGCGGTGCGGCCAATCAAGACGCTGAATACGTCATCGCCCCCGGACAGGTTCATACCGCTGTTGAGGGCGCTTCCCAATCAGTTTCCAAAGCGAGCGTCTCGACAACCACAATCAGCGGGACCGCCACCTCCACTCATTTGACCCTCAGCACGGCACTCTCATTCAGCAACCGGGACGATGTAGGGTCCGAGTTCATGGTGAATGGCTTCTTCCTCGATCAGCCGGTGATGTTTGGTGGCCGACCTGAACCCCCAACGATCACAAAATCAGGTAGTGAGAACTACTTCGTCCGTGGGCTCGAAGAAGGAGTCTTTGTCCCCAAGCCGGGGACTGAACTCGCAACGGTTCCGCCACTTGCTCATCATGACCCTGAAGCGATGAACATGATGGATGCGCGTCTTTTTCTTGCTTCGTCCTCCGCTTGGACTCAATCCACGACGTCAAATCGAAACCTCGGCGCTTTCGACAACAGGGATACAAACACCGGAGCCTATCCCGATGCTTTCCTATGCACATGGCTTGCGGAATACAGTCACCCCGCTTTGTTCGGCACATCCCGTGAGCATTACCTGACCTTCCGCTATCGTCAGATGGGAATGCCCAAAGCATCGACCGCACGTTCAGTCCGTGCGTTGCTTTTGGAGAACCTCTCAAGTGACGTGTTCGAGCGATTGCTCGCAATCCAATGGTTGCAGAACTACGGATACAACGGGCTGAATGCAGGAGGTCATGGGAGCGCCGAGGGGCTCAGGGCAGCGGGAGCAGTCCTCATGGGTCATTCCACCGTCCGTGAGGCTCAGGGCACCGCTCGACTGATCCGAGCCACGAGCGGACCCGTTCGGTATTCACGAGCAGAAGGAATCGGTGACGCCATCGACCCCGAGCATGACGGGGCTCGCGTGACTGTGGACACAGACGCCACAGACAGTTCCCCATTCACCCGATTTTTCTATGTGGAGAGCCCAATGGTCGCCACCAACGTATCTCGTCGGCTTCCTGTTCGTGGTTGGGGGGCGCGGTCCACGTCGAGCGCCCTCGATATGCTCGCAGGCGACCCTACGGAAAACACCACCAATCAGCAAAAGGTGTTGAAGAGCGGACGATTCGATGGCGGCATTCACGATTCTATGGCGCTGATGCCCGACGCTACCGACTTTGGCGCAGATTGGATGATGCCGAACGCCTACGAGGGGATCGAGCGAAGTCACCCTGTCGGTTTCGTCATGTCCGGCCACACGGCGGAGGCAACGCCCTATCACTCGACGCTACGCCTGTCCAACGACCCCCCGTCCGAGTTCGACCGCATCGGTATTGGTCGCCGTCTGAAGGTCATGGAGAATGGTCTGACCTCTCCGACAGCACTTGCTTCCGGAGCGTGGGACGTCGAATACGTCGATACACGGCCCACCGCTTTGCCCGTGACCTCGCCGGTTCTGTGGCTTGATGCGGGCGACCTCGATTTAGCCAACGGCGCGGCGGTCACTTCTTGGACAGACAGGTCAGACAATGCGTTCGAGTTCACGCAATCGTCCGCTTCTGCACAGCCTTCCCTGATCAAGCATCAGGCAAGCATGAACAACCGGCCCGCTGTGGACTGCGACGGGAACGATTCTTTGGAGACTGCATTCAGCAGCGTCCTCAACCCCACAGAAATGACGGTTTTTATGATCTGCGAAGTGGACGTGGACGACGGCAATTTCCACGGCATCATTGAGAGTCGGTCAAGCACCCCCGTCACTCGGGCGGGTTTCAATCTGTATGCGGACATGGCGACAGACAACCAATGGGAGTTTTGGGTTGGGTCAAACACGGGTTGGACTCAGTCTTTGGGTGGAGCGAACTCCGTTGTCCCCGGCGAAGCGGCGCTCGTGTCTTTTGCCGTGACCGGAGGCAACGGTTCCGGAGGAACTGCTACACTTGACCTCCGTAAGGACGGAACTCAATTGGACACCGATACCGGGGCATTTTGGAAATCCACAGCAGGTCCTCTCAATCTTGGCGTGGTCCCCTCTTCACTTTTCTTGAACGGCAAAATCGCTGAGGTCATCATGTATGACCGCGCCTTGACCACCACGGAGCGAGAGTCAGTCGAGTCCTACCTGAGTCGCAAATACGCAATCAGCATCACGGCGTCTGCCCACTCGGGATACACCGCTGATGACCTCGACTACACCACCCGAAACAAGGGGTTGGACCCTGCACTTGACCTCGTGCAGTTCACGGGGGCATCGACATACAGTCAGGGCCGTTCGGCAGGAAGCGTCGAATACGCATCCTCAACCTTTGGCGCATCTTCCTCGTTCTTTGCCCACGGCGGCCACATCTTACACACCAACGCAACCCCTGTGCATTATGCGACATCGCAGAAGCACTACCCGGTCAATGGGTGGGGACTCGCCACTACGTCCGCGGGTTCCGTGACCAAGGCTGCACCGATCCCGCTTTCTGAAGTCTCGGAGAGTCGTCAGGTTCAGTCTCGCGCTGAACCGCGCCTTGGACTCGTCATTGAGACGGAGAATCAACGCGAGACAAACAAGCCACGAACCTACGGCGTGGTTGGGACTGTTGCCGCTTCGCTTCATTCAGACCTGAACATCGGTCGTCACTTCCCCGTCCTTCCCTCTTGGACCGTGAATGCTCAGTTCGCAAACCGCGGCATGACCACGAGCGGAGGCAGTTCTGCCCACGCCATTGCAGACCTCGACGTTAAGCCGACGTGGTCGCCCGACAGCAACGCTGCTAAAGGCGCAATCGTGGCTTCAGGGGACTCCGTTCGCTTCACGCCAAAGACGCACGCCAAAGACGCTTGGACTGTCCGAGGTAGTGCTGACCTCCCCGCGTGGGGCGGCGTCTATATCCTGAGAAAGACCTACCTCAACAGGGACGACACCGACTCAAAACGGGTTAGCCTTGAGGGCACGGTCGGCCATGCAGGGCAGCCGGTCAGGAAGACGGTGGACTACATCGTCCGTTTGGTGCGGCCCCTGAAGATGTTCGGCTACGCCTCCGATCTGCTCCAAGACGGGTGGCTTCACGGTGCCCGCATTTCAAGCGCCGACACCAATGACCGCTCTTCACAGGTCATGCACCGCGACAAGCGATACGGCGTGTTTGAGTTCAACACCGACCGAAACCTCGGAGCCATTGACCTAATCGCCTCGTCAGATGGAGCATTGGAGATTGAATGGCCTGACGCAAACGAGCATGATGTGGTCTTCCACTTGATTCCCTCAACAGCCATGCTTCAACACTTCAAGTCGGATGCACAGCGAAAGGTGGGTAGCGTGATTCGTCCGGACATCGAGGCGCGGTATTCACAGTCGTCTCACCCCGGCGGTGGTGAACGAGTCCACGAGTCTGAATCACGTTATGACGCGGACGGGAATGGGACCGCGGGCGACTACATGAAACACACATTCGACCCGCACGTCATTCAGAACGACTCACATGGCCTGCTTCGGCCCTACTTCGTAGTCCGTCAGGTCATCACGAATGGCTTGGTCTTGGATCAGGTCCCCGGATTGCCCACGGCAGGGACTCTCGGTATTGGCGGGGCTTCGACATGGGCTTACACCTCTATTCAACGAAACGTGCTGACCGGCTCAAGCACTCCATCGTTCTCGGTTGGCGACCGTTTGGTTCTTGCCTCCAATGCTGTATTTGCTTCTCCCGTCCCCGCTGCTCCGACATTCATCGACAACGCCGTTATTGTGAACCGTGTCGAAAACGGAGCATGGTGGCGCTATGACCCCGCCAAAGGAACGGTGTCGAAGACATCCCTGTCCTACCGTGGCCTGCGGCCCTATGACCCGACGGATTTCATCATGGCGAGTCAGCGTCCATTATTCGTGAATTACAGCGACGACAGCGCCGTGGTTCGGCCAATCTCCCGCTCAACCATTCAAATTGATGGACGAAGCATCAGCAGCACCTTCCACCCACCATACCTCTTCGACAGCGAAGGTGGACGATGGCGTGTGGCTGATACCGAGGTCATTCAGGGGACCACGCGCCTTGTCCTCCGCAACGCCGATGGGGTCGCAGAACAAGCAATTGCGGGTCAGCACGGTTTCGTTGGAGTTCGCACTTCTGATGCCGCAATGCACCTACTCAATGATGCCGCAGGTGAGATCGCCGGTTTCAACATCGCCGGAACAAGGGCGCTGACCAATTTCGACCACAAGGCAAACGCCGCTGTGAACGCCCACCCCGTTCTGCGTCAAATGGCTGAACACAGTCCCACTTTCACGTCCCTTGAAGCACGAGGCTTGAACGTCCTCGACCTCTTCCGCACCCTGTCGAGCATTGACGGCCGCCAAGTCGTCTATGAGGGCAATGGCCTGCTCGTGTATTCAGCGAACGTGTTCAGGGACGAAGGCGCTCGCGTCGGCATGGAATCGGGAGCCCTCAGCGTTTCAGTCAGTCGAATGTTCGACAGCCCCAACGAAGTCATCATTGAAGGCGACAGCGTGGCGGATAACGAAGTGGTCTTTGCGGTCGTGCGCGACACGGAGAAAATGAAGAAGGCGGCAGGGGCAGACGCAGAACGCAACCTCGTTCGCACGCTCCGCCGCGCTATCCCCGGCTTGAAGAACAGTCAGGAAGCCCTACGGGTGGCGAAGTCGCTACTTTCGCGTGCGGAGAATGGTGCGCCGCTGATCACGCTTCAGGGGCTTCTCAACGCCACCTCCTTGATGCCCGGTGACGTCGTGAACGTCAATCTCCCGACCTTTGGCTTTGTAGGACGTTTCGCCGTCTTTGAGGCAAAGCACGACTACATCAACCTCCGCAGCGACATCATCGTCGCCCAATATGAGAAGGGCGTTGAGGGTTTGATTTCTGAGATTCAAGCACGCATCGGCAACGCCTCCACGACAGAACAGCCATCTGACCGCGACATTGTGGTGGACGAGACGACGGTGACGGGTGCTGTGCGCGTTGCCTCGATTATGCGCGTCACGGTCCGCAACGCCAACCAACAGGCCTTCGTCATCGGTGAGCGAGGACATGGAGGCATCGGCAAGATTGGCGTTCGGGATGGTTCTAAGAGGGGTCGCGCCATCGGACTATCCAAGAGCAAGACCTACGAGGTGAAATGATGCCTGTTCTCGACGCATTCAAGGCGGCCTTGACGGACCACATGGTCACGCTCGTCAAGAGCATGACTTTGGGGTCAAGCGGTGGACAGGCAAGCACCCGTGACGGCGGAGTCGGCAATGCTCAATTAAGCGTCACGCCTGAGGTGACTCGTCTCGATGACCGCACGATCTCGGTAAGCGGCGTATTCGGCACAGGCCTCACGAGCGAGCAGGACATCAAGGAGGTGGTGTTGCACGGAGACACTTCATTTGACGCACCCGCCTTCAGGTCCACATTCATTCCAATTGCGAAAGGGTCCACCACAGAAATGCGGGTGGACGTCGTCTTGGAGGTGCGATGATGTCCGCTTTCGATTCAGGGTGGGCCGTCCTAAAGGCCTCGGAAGATGCGTCAGGACGGGACGGAACAGGGTATCCGACTTGGCAACACGAGCGAATCAGGGCTTTCGGAGACGCCCTCTTTCCCAAAATCCACGGTCAAAGGACGATTCGCGTCCCATATCAGGTCAAGGGGCCACACGACCTAATCGGCGGTGGAATCTTTGGTATTCGCGGGGGGACCCACGAAACCGTTCCCTTCGCCGCAGGGGCATCACCGGACTTCGCAGAAGGGGGTGAAATGGGGGAGTTTGAAGTGAATTTTCTCGGGATTTCGCCAAAGGAGGATAGGGCGCTCATCGAAGATGAAATGGAGTTCTATGGAGGAGCGCCTATCGGCCACTACTCCGTGCAAAGTCGAACGGTCCCCGACTACCCACCTAACAGTCCTTCCCAAGTGATGCAGGATACGTCGATTGGAGACGAAAGCACGATTGAAGATGCGAAGCAGATGGTCATTTACGCCTTGGAGAGGCAGTTTCCGGGCTTCATCGAACGTGTCGCATCGGGTGAAATCGATATTGACGATTATATGAACTACTTCCGGGTGATTGATTGACCGCTTTCGACATCGCTTGGGCGCTTCTCAAAAGCGACCCTTACTACTGCGAAATCTGCGGTAAGGAAACCGACGATTTCATCGATTTGGACGGAAACATGATCATTTGTGATGATTGCTACGACCCGATGGAACACGTTGAATCAGCACTTGTGGACGGGAGCGGAAGAGTGGTTCACGACCCTTACGGATTTTCAGATTACGAGAAAGACAAAATGAGGGATTACATTTGAGGACAGACGACGCTTTTCACGCTGCTTGGGAACTGATGAAAAGCGACGACGACGTAAGCGTGTCCGTTGGAAACGAAACGATTGAAGTTTCAGCCATTATTGGAAACGACAGGAAGCGTCGAAGATACTCAGGCTACACGAAGGAAGAAGCGGTGAAGCGTTTCAAAGACGAGTTCGGACTTTCAAAATCGGTTGAGAAGGGCGACAACGTCCCGACCAACCCCGGCCTGTGGTCACAGGCCAAGTCCAAAGCCCGATCCAAGTTCAAGGTCTATCCATCAGCCTACGCAAACGGTTGGGCCGCGAAGTGGTATAAATCGAAGGGCGGCGGATGGAAAAAGAAGAGCAAGAAGGTGAAGAAGTCCGACCCCGTGGAAAAAGCATGGGGCATTTTGAAGGACGTCGCCACCGCGACTCGGAGTGCTGAACTGTGGGCTCACAACGACGAGGGGCTTTATCGTCAAGTCATTGGAGGCATCGAAAGTGCCGTTCAAAGTGGGATGAGCCGAGAGGAGGTCCACGCCATGCTCGCTCAGGACATCATTCCTTACGCTCTTATGCGAAACGAGGGATTGGCTGAAGAACTTTCGAGGCCTGACTACGACGGTTCGGTTGATTCCATGAACGACATTGATTACGAAGAAGTCGCTGACGGCTTCATGGACTACTACGACCAATACCTCGAAGAGAACGCTTGAATGCCGCAGGTGTTAAATCCACACCACGCCTCTTCGGACTGTGAGGGTCCAAGTCTTTGAAGTCGGACCCCGCGACGGCATTCAAGCCATTGAGCCATTCGTGGACACGGGCACAAAGCGTGACCTGATCGACGCGCTGTATTCGGCAGGTGTCGAGCAAATCGAGGAGGTGTCCTTCGCTCACCCCCGTATCATGCCGCAGATGAAGGACGCTGAGGATGTTTTCTCCGGGCGTGGGTCTGCCTTGGTGATGAATCAACGAGGTTTCGACCGGGCTATGGCTGCGGGTGTGAGCAAGGTCAATGTGGTTCTCTCGGCCTGTGAACAGTTCTCGCTGAAGAACCTGAGGCGAACGAACAGCGAGGTCGTGCATTCGTTGTTCCAAGTGTTGAACGGCTATCCGAGAGAGAACGTGCGCGTCTATGTCTCCATGTCCTTCGGTTCCCCGTATTCGGGACAGGTGGAGGACAGGAACATGAAGTCCCTGATCCGAGATGCGAAGATGCTTGGGGATACGGTGGTCTTTGCAGATACCGTCGGCGTAGGGACCGCAGGAGAGGTCAGGAAGTGGGCAGAAATGGCCCTCGATGCGGGAATCAAGCCTGCGCTGCACCTTCACCACAGGGGCGATGAAAGCAGGGCATTGTCCCTCGTCCGAGCAGGTCTGCTCCACGGAATCAAGGAGTTCGACTCAAGCATTGGAGGCCTCGGTGGCTGTCCATTTGCGATTGGGAGCGGCGCGAACCTCTCAACCGAAACCCTCGTGCGGCACCTCCATGCGTGGGGCTTTGAAACCGGCATCGATTTAGAACACCTTAAGCGAGCAAGCGACATCGCTAAATCAATCCGGGGCCTCTCAAATGAGCGACGTGCAGATTCAACCCCTTCTGACGAAGGATCTGCGTCGGTGGTTCAAGGAGAAGTGGGTGGACGTCAGCCGCAAAGACAAGGACGGCAAGCACCCGCCCTGTGGCCGTTCTGAGGCCGACACGTCCTCTCGGGGCTATCCAAAGTGCCGTCCATCGAAGAAGGTGTCCTCCGACACCCCTAAAACGAGCAGGGGCATGAGTCAAAAGGACAAGAAGGCGGCAACCCGCCGGAAGAGGTCAAAAGCGCAGGGAGTCGGAGGGAAGCCAACGATGGTCAAAAGCACGTCATTCGCCTGTGATTGTGATACTTGCGGGCTTCTCGCAAAGGCCATGCTCACCAAGGGAAAGGACAAGCCATTCCACGGCTATAACCCAAACAAGCACAGCCGCAAAGGCGGCCTGAACGCTAAGGGTCGTGCCGCTGCAAAGCGCAAGGAAGGTGCAAACCTCAAGCCCCCCGTCACCGAGAAACCATCCTCGCTGAAGCCCGGATCGAAAAAGGCAAAGCGCCGCAAGTCGTTCTGCGCCCGCATGAGCGGCGTCAAGGGGCCGACGAGCAAGGGTGGAAAACTTACGCCGAAAGGTGCTGCATTGAAGAGGTGGAATTGTTGAACCCGTTTGAACACGCATGGGATGTTTTGAAGCAGGAGCCATGCTCGCGCTGTGATCAGGCTAAGGAACAGCATTGCGCCAAGTGTGGCCGCTGTTCAGATTGCTGTCCCGATTGGGAGGGCCACGGGAGGTCTTCCTGATGAAAGATGGCTGTTGTTGCGGAGCGACAAAGAAGAACCCCTGCATTTGCATGAAAAAGGGCATTACGAAGTGTTCGGCTAAACCCCCTCTATGTCCTTGTTATGCAGAAATCGAGAGGAAGAAGAAGGTCAAGAAGTCAGAACCCGAGGCTTTTCAGGTCGCTTGGAACGTCTTGAAAAGTCGGTGATTAAATGGCGAATACCAACCTTGCAGAAGGCCACCTCAAAACGGCCACAGGAGTCACCTATCAATCGGATGGGCTCCGAGACACCGATGTCCTCACATCCCCCACTCTTACGAACTTCGTGGAACGCAGTCTCTTCAACGGCGTTCTGCCGATCACGCTGAACAAATACAGCGACACCGCACGCAATGACCCCACGGCAGGAAACTGTGCGGTTGCGCCGAGCGGAACACTCGGTTCCACCTCGTCAATCACGGTGCAAGGAGGGACCGTGGTGTTGGATGGGATGTTTTACACCGTGGCCCAAACGACCTACAACGTCGGAACCAACACGGCCAACCTCGACAGCACCCACTCATCAACGGCGATCTCGAACCCTTCAGGTGCGAATGAAGAAGCCATCATGCTCGTCTATATCGACCCGTCCAAGCCGAACAACATTGGCTTGATTTACGGTTCATTCGTGGACACCGGCTCCGGCCTGTATCCCTCAGCCCCCTCGGCTCATCTCAACCAACAGTCTGTTGTTCTCGCTGCTCTTCGCATGGGCAAAGGAGCAAGCACTTCCACCGTCGAGGGAGTCGAAGATAAGCGGGCTTTCGTCCGTGCCGGGCCAATGCCCCTGACTTCGCTCATTCACTCAGACGGTAGCCATTCCAACCCCCGTAATGACCACATCGCCGGTTTCAACGCCGGAAACTTGCCCATCACCGACGTTGGTTTCCTGTTCGCCCGTGACCCCAATGGTTTCCACGGAGGCCACGTTCAAGGAGCAAATCAAACTCACCTCTTCTTCCAATCGGATACAGGGCTTGACCGAACCACGGGCGGCGGCGGCGTCTATCAGGTGACTCCGATTCATCGAGTCAGCAAAGCGGTGATTGCCTATTCCGCAGGTCCGGCAACCATCAATTACGGGTCCCCTCCACCCGGCGGCATCATGTTCAAGCCATTGGAGTCTGAAGATGACGTTAGCAAGTTCCTGATCGACATTCATGCGTATCAGAACGTGGCGGGAACGACACATCACATCAGGTTGATCCAAGGAACAGACTACACCGTCGGAGGTTCAAACATTTCCGTGACGGACATCGCAACGACATACGGTGGGAGCGCAGGACCTCATGTGAACTTCTTGGAAATCACCTACACCCACGCGGGGCATCAATGATGGACCGCAGGTATAGAGACAAGGTTGAGCAGAACTGCCCCGGCTGTGATAAGCCCGTTTTGGCCGTTCGGATCAATGGTTTCTATGCAGGCTCCCGCGACCGTGTATTCTTATGGGAATGCCCCGTGTGCGATTCATTGTGGAAGGGCGTGCGCCCGAGGTTGGTGATGTGATGGACCTGAGGAAATACCTCCAAGAGGTCGGCATCAATTCGCCCCTCCCCGTCGAGAAGCCTCCTGAGTCCCGTGCCGACCGAGAAGCGCGTGAGATGCGAGAGCGGAACGACGAGACTGAAAGACGCTTGAGAGAGAAGCAGAAAAGGCTGAAGGAGGAGGACGAAGCCTCCAATTTCGGCGTCGAATGGTCACAGCACGGTTATGGTCATCTGAAGTCTGAGGATGCTTTCGAGATGGCGTGGGACGCTCTCGTCAAAGGCAAGTTCCACGGATACACGCAATCCACGATCAGCACACGGCCCTACCGTCAGGCGGCGAACAAGGCGTGGGCACAGTCACGGAAGGTCAAGCGCGGCAGGACGCGAAAGCGATATGCGCGAAACAAGAGCAGGGGCACCGTCAGGCCCGCCATGCGCCGTCAATTGGGCGCGGGTGGTTCGAGGTTCTCAACGAAGAGGTGAGAGGATGACGGCCTTCGATCAAGCGTGGAGCCTGATGAAGGCCCTGCTATCTGAAGAGGTCGAATGGGACTCCCTGTCCAAGCAGGACCGACTCGACATCGCTGAACTGTTCGCGGGGCTCGGCGGAAGCGACTTCATGGGCCAAGGTCAAGGCACAACACCCGAAGGGGTGATTTTCGACCGCTTGGGAATCGGCGGTTGGGGCGGCGCTGCAAAGGAGCGGGGACATAACGTCCAAATGTGGGAATTGGAGCCCACGTTGAACATCAACCCCGGCGGGAACTATCACACCCGAGACGTCCTCGGCATGACTGCGGACGATGTGGTGGATGCGTTCGACGGCCGAGTTCCTGACGCGATGGTTGCCTCAGTCCCATGCACGAAATACTCCATGCTTGGTGGCGGCATGGGATGGAAAACAAACGATGCGGTCCTTGAATTGCTTGATCAAATCAACCCGGAAAGGGTGTCTGAAATCGGCGCTATCACCTCCGCTGAAATTGAGGAAAAACGGTTGAATGAGGAGAGGCGAAGGGACGCTTGGATAGAGGCTGGAAAACCCGGAACACCGCCGAGGTGGTATGCGCGAAATATGGACGACATTGAGTTCAAGAATCAGTTAGCATGGCAGTCCTTGAAACCTGAGTGGTTGAGGCGACAAAGTGAGGAAGATGACCCGTATCTCGGCATTGACGTTCACATCCCAAAAACCGTTGAGGAGATGATGTATTACCAATCAGGTGCCCGTGAAGGTTTGCCGAAAATCAGCAGAAACAGGCCTGTTTCAGAAAAGAACGCGAGAAAACAACGAGCGGCGGTCCTCAACAATAAGGCCTTACTCTCTCACACGACGGGGATGATTGACGATCTCGTAGCGATGGGAATGCCTCACTTCCTGATTGAGAATCCTCGTGCAAAAATGCGCTTCCAATCTGAGATTCAGCCTTACCCCCGGTTGGAAATCGACATGGCTTCATACCGCGAACCTGCAAACCGCGCTTTGTTCGGCCTTCCCAAAAATCCTGATTTCAAACAATTGGAAGGATTACCCGGTTTGAAACCCACCGACCTGTTCGGCGTTATGCCCGAAACCTTTGTTCCACGGCCAAAATTGGAACCCACAAAGGATAACCCCATCGTTGGTGCAAGAGACGTGCTATACATCCCAGCCCCCGGAGGGTCAAAGAAGGGCGTTCAAGCAATGAAGCCCGTTCCGGCAGGTCAGATTTACCCCGGCTCTCCTAAATTGAGCGGAAAGCACGTCCGTTCGGTCATCCCTTACAGCCTCGGACTCGATTTCATCACGGCCCTTGAACGTCACCACGGTATGCCGACATCGAGAATGGACGTTCCCGGTTTGCAGCATTCGGTCAATCCGAACAGGCAAGCCGAAATCCTGAACGCGGCTATCGCTGCCGCGAGAATGGAAGGGATCAAGGACAGGATTCCTGCGCGTTATCAGAAAAAGCCTTGAAAATGGCTCCGCTCCTCTCACGGGAGGGCACCATAATGCCGCCCCTCATGTGCATCCCATGTAGCGCCTGAACCATCAGCGCAAGATCGGTGGTCAGCGAAGACACCACGGTCCTCGTCCCTCCAATGGTCCAATTGCGGGCTCTCTCAAGATTCCACATCGGCAGGTATTGGAACAGCGGCACGGAAGCCGACTTCCTGTTCACGTTTGCGATCTTGTGCAGCGGGATGCGGCGTCCTGCGTCCTCGTGGAGAGCGGCGTCAGCCTCCTTGACCATCCGAAGCAGGTCGATGACCTCAGCCTCGACCTTGATGCCGAGGGCGTTCTCCATCAACGGAACACCGAACCTCTCGGCGTCGAACATCACGACTTTTTGCTCAGGGTCCGTCAGGAGGGCCGTCAGTTCCTCGGGTTTTCCTTCGGAGGCGTATTTCCTATGGAACAGCGTCGGCACTTTCTCAGACACCTTCACGACCCTGAAACGGCCACCTTTCCACAAAGCCACAATGTCGAGGGCTCCTTCATCGATGATCTGAGGCCAACCTCCCGGCACGCCCTCGTGAACCTTGGAGGAGAACGGGGACATGAAAACGACCTTTTCGGCATCCCGCCATTCACAGACGCGGGCTGAGAACGGCTTCTCATCAGACTTCAAGAGCCACATACGCATTCCTTCCTTCGGTGAATCGCTTGAACACTTGCCCTTCCACCATCTTGTCCATACGGCGCTGTGCGGTGCGGAGAGCGACCGCCTCCTGCTTCGCGTAAGCCTTCTCGATGTCGGGCTTCTTGACGACCTCGCGTCCTGACTGCTTGTGCAGGTGGCGTTGCACCTTCGCGTGGGCCTTCTTCCATGCCTCAATCTCGGAGTCGCGCTTCTTCGTCTCTCGGTAGTCCTGCTTCTGCTCAAGCCAAATGGTGAGGTTGTGCAGGTTGTCGTAAATGATTTCAGACGCCAATTGGACGTGTTCGGCCGTGATGACGTTTGTGCGGTTGAAGGCACAAATGATGTTGGCGAAAATCATGGTGTAGTTCTCCACGTTCGGAAGGAAGGACATGGCCGTCTCCCTGACGTTCTCGTTCTTCACGCCACGGATCAAGGTGTAATAGTCGTCACAGGCGTTGAGAAGCGCAGCGTGGTAGTTTGGACCCACGTTGAACAGGAGCAGGGCGTTGTTCACCGCCAAATCCTCACGCTCACCCTCGCTGAGAGCCTCGTATTCAGCAATGCCGAGCCCCGTAATGTTCAGGAGTCGGTCACGGACTTCATCGCGGACCTCGATGAGGTATTCTGCGAGTTCATCATAGCCCCACACGTTGTCCGGCACAGGGACATAGGCTCCTGATAGACGGTGTTCGCTCGTGGTCTGACGTTGCTCGATCCCGACGTCGTTCTGATACAGGAAAACACGCTGAAAGAACCCTTTCTCAAGGACGTGGGCCATGATGTCCTTTGGTGGGAACGTGGTCATCCATAGCGAGACGCCTGAGGGCGTTCTGACCGTGCCGCCGACGAGGTGCTTCACCATCACGTTCGACGCAGAACCGAGCGGAGCCATCGATTGCTGCAAATACAGGATTTTGTCCGAGAAATACGCCTTGGAGTCGTTGAGCAGAACCGACCCCTCGTCAAAGGTCAGCGTCTTGTAGCCGTTCAGAATGCCGGGGATGGTGATGTATTCCTTCTCCCCTGTTGGCTTCCCCTCGTCGTCATACACGGGCCGCTCGTCCACGGTTCCAATCAATTTCGCGTCAGAACCGGCGGTGAAGTCCTCACGGGGGATGCCGCAGGCCTCAAGCAATTTCGCTGTGAACTCGTATGCAATCGACTTACCTGTCCTCGACTGTTGAATCCAAAAGACGTGGACGCGACAGTCAATGTGTGCGCCGTGGATCGGGATTCTCATGTATGGGGCGAGGACCTGCCCGGCAACGAAAAAGAAAGACAAGATGCCTGCGTATTCGTTGAAGAACGAAACGGTGTTGAATCGCTCAATGTAGTTCCTGATGTATTTTGACCCCTCGGAACCAAGATTGACGATGCCGTAGTCGCTCCACTTTCGGCCGGATTGGAAATTGACCGATGGACCGCTTAGAACCATAATGCTCGCCTTCTGCTCCACAGGGGGTTCTCGGTATAAACGCTCATGCGCGGGTCATCTTGACCTTCTCGCGCACTTGCGCTTCCTCGCTGTTGAAAGCGTCCATGATGCGTTTTGCCCGGACCTTTCCGACGCCTTCTGTCTCCATGAGAGTCTTCAGGTCAAGCCCTCCGATTTCAGCCACGGAACCGTGCGCGTCAAGCAGCCGCTTGGCGATCTGCTCGGAGCATCCTGCCGCGATCAAGACGTCAAGCCTCATGTCTTCGGTCTGAGTCCTCCGCATCACCCTGAGCGTCGATGCCTTCCCAAGAGTTCCGTGTTTCTCGAAACGCTTGCAGATAAAACGAGCCGCTGTGGACTTGTTCGGGAACGTGAGGATGGAAATGTCGAAGTCGTTGCAGAAGCGGGCGAGAGAACCCGTGTAAGAGGCAAAAGCACGGGCGAAGGGGACCTTCCTGCCGCTACGCTTTGCTTTGCCGACGTAATCGTCCAATGTCCCATGCACGAGCAGGATGGGCTGCGCGTAGTTCTCATCGAGGTTCTGCAATTGTCGCTCAAGATGGCCGGAATACAGGCTCCCCATGTAGTCCTGAATGGACTTGGCTTCGATCCCAACAGCACCGAATGAATAGTCGGTGAGCATAGTCTGTCTGACTTGGTATTTCAGACGGTTTTTCTCGCAGTATTTGATGACGAGAGCCTCAAGCCCCGACCGCTCGCGGTTGTCGATGAAGAGGATGCGCTCATCGGAGGCCACGGGTTCTCCTCCTTTCGATTGAACAGGCAACGCAGATTCGCTCATCCGGGTGAAGCGTTTGGACAAAGCGCGAGCATTCGTCGCACCACTTGTCGTTTCTTCGGATCACGATTTTCTGTGGAGGCTCCTCCTTGCGCCTCCGCCACCTTCGGAGCAGCGACTTCATTCCTCCTCTCTCCTCTTCGCGTAGGCTTCAAAATATGACCGCGACCACGCCATGTAGCACTTCTCGCACCAACCGTGCATATTGCCCTCCCAAGGCTCATCGCAATCCTCCTTGATGCACAAGGGGACTTCTTCGTCCTCAAGGAGAATGTAGGTCACTCCGGCTCCCCCATGACCTGTTGGGCGAGCGTAAGGCGGTTGAGCATATCGCACACCATGTTTGCCCAATT